GTTTATGACCAGTATGAATGTCAGTGTCAGCAAGCATCTGTTGGATAAACATTTTACTGTACTGTGGGCAAACGATTACTTTTACAGTCTGATCGGTTATGAAAAGAGCGAGTATGAAGCTCTGTATCATAACCATGTGGATGAATATTACAAGGATGACCCGGATTCCATTAATACTAACAACCGCTTACGACATATCGGGCTGCATGGATGATGCCATACAGGCCGGAGTAAATGATTTTATCATCAAACCCGTATTCCGAACCAGCCTGATCTACAAGCTTAAGCGGTTTCTGGACCACGACCCGCAGGCGGCCGTTCCAGTTAGCACACAGATAAAGACTCATGTGGGAAAACGCGTTCTTCTGGTAGAGGATAACGCGATAAACCTGGAGATCGCGGAAGAGATCCTGGGGCGCACCGGGGTCGAGCTGGAGACGGCGTCAAATGGGAAAGAGGCTCTGGAGTGTGTCAGCCAATCCGCGGAGGGGTATTATGACATCATCTTCATGGATATCCAGATGCCGGTGATGGACGGCTGGACTGCATCGGTTAAAATAAGAGAGCTGGACCGTCAGGATGTCAGGACGATACCGATCATCGCGATGACTGCCAATGCGTTTGCAGATGACAGGCAGAAGACCACGGAATCCGGAATGAATGAACATTTGGCGAAACCGATTGATATCCCGCAGTTATATCAGATCCTGGACCGATTCCTGTAAAAAATGCTTTATACCCATGTAACGCTCTTTTCCGATCGGCAGCACCGTCCCGTTTGAGAGCGTTGCCTGATAGCGGGAGATATCCTGAAGGTAAGCGGTATTTACAAGATAACTTTTGTGTAACTGTATAAACGGAGGGGCTGCCAGTTCTTTTAAAGCGATGCGGCAGGAGATGGAACCGGTCCGGGTGACTATTTCGCATATGTTATTATCCACTTTTATGTATTGTATTTCTTTTGGCTGCAGATAGTGGATACTTCCGTTTAAGCTTCGAAGGATCAACCGTTTCGCTTCCTGTTTTTTCGAGATATTTTTTTCCTCTGGCGGCAGCTCGAAGATTTTCGACTGCGCGGTAACCTGCGGCATTGGTTTGGCGTGGTTGGCGTTGGCATGGAGCAGGAGAAGATCGTTCCCTGTTTGTTTCCAGACAAAGGTAAAATGAACCTTTGCCGCAAGTCCGCCTGTGTTCGCCGTGAACCGCCCATACGTGATCCACAGGTGCTGTTCATGGGACAGCAGCGTATATTCTTCTTCTGTGATATTAACGGGAAGCTCCTGCATCTCTGTTTTAACACTTTCCAGAAAGGCCGGAATTCCACACATATAAAGCGGCTCATAATCCCCAATCCATACAAAATTTTCATCCAATAGCGCAACGAAAGGATCAATCTGTTTTCTGATAAAAAGATGAATGGCTTCCCGTGTTTGTTCAACAACCTCCGGTGCTGTATAGCGGCGGTATTTCATTCTTTTTCCTCCTGAAGTATGGGTGTCTGCATTTCTATTATAATTCAGATTCGATGGCACCGCAACCCAATAATTCCTGTTTGCAACATATAATACCCGAATACAAGAAAATATTGAAAACAGGGATAGGCTGCTGTATAATAGAATAAATCTAATGGATTACAGCTTTTTTGACCCAAAACGAGAGGAACTATATAACTGAAATCAGGAGGTATATTATGAGCGAAATTAATACGGCTAATGTTGGCAAAGAGACTCAGGTGGGCGCTTTTCTTGTCCGGGGAGGTGCGTTAGATGTCGATTACTGTTACGACGATGAAAAGAAAGAGCTTGAGATATTGACGGAGATTCCGTTAATTATATCAAATAAAAAACCGGAGAAGGAAACTGGAACTGATATCATTATGAATCGGAATCAGGAGTATCATATTACCCTTGAGAACGTTAATCTGACAGACGAGACACATAGAGGCGGTGTGAGAATAAGGAATGGAAAAGCAGTCATTACCTTACGCGGCATCAATTTTATTCGTGGTGGCATTAATCTTACAAATGCAGAGTCGGCACAGCTGGAAATTACGAAGGAAAGCGGAGGCTTTACGCACGTATGTGGAATTGGTGGTACTTATAAGGAAATTGTGATCAACGGGGGCAATATCAAAGCGGTTGGCGGTGCATACGCTGCCGGGATCGGTGGAGGACTCCGCGAGGGTGCGGGAAATATTACGATCAATGGAGGAACACTGGAAGCCATCGGCACAGGCTGGGGCAATTCCAACGGCATCGGCTGCGGCCAGTGGGGGAGCGGCGGTACGATTACAATAAATGGCGGCCATGTCAGGGCATTCGGCGGCAGCACCGGCGGATCGAATCCCCCCCTGCCGAAGGTATGCGGAATCGGCGGTGACAATGTTCATATTCTGGTTAACGGAGGCGTCGTTGAGGGGTATGGAAATAACGGCGGAAGCGATTTTGACGGCATATTCAGAACTGCGCCAGATGGAAATGCAAGAGTGACGGGCAGTATCGAAGACACGCTCGACAAGGAAAACTGGAACGGCATCATCAATGACGAGGTGATGGGCAGAGTCATCCTGGGCGAGGATACATACATCGACAGACTGACTGTTGCTAAAGATGCCAAGCTGCTTATTCCGGGCGGGATGATCCTGGTAAATTATGGGACTCTTGTAAACTATGGAAAAATTACAGTGTGGGATAATCCTGGGATTCCATCGAAATCATGTATCTGCAACAAAGGGGAGATCAGAAACTCCGGAGTTATAGATGGGTGGAATGAAAATGGGAGTGTTCAGACAGTATAGCTGAGTGGATGGAGGGGCAAGAGGTTTAGAGTGTTTGATGAACTTGTTGCCCCTCTGATTTTGCATTAACCGCTTTTATCATAATTTCCCTAATATTCATTATACACATAGAATATTTTTTCTGATTAACATACACCGGGACCCTTGGGCGTATTTAGTAATAGCCAGCAGAAGTGGTGATGGCGGCAGTGATTAAAAAGAGTTATAGATAGTGAAAAAATTATTTCCACGTATAGTTGAAAACCAATCCAAACCATGGTACGATAAAGAGAGCGATTTCCAACTATGCGCGAAACACTTCTTTAACGAATAGTTGAACCAAAAACAGATTACCAGATCGTATTTACATATGATTTGATGATCTGTTTTTATTTTGCGCTGATTACGGCTACTGCCGTGATTATAAAATAATTTAAGGAGGTATTCTCTCATGAAACTGAAAAATGCTTTAAGGAAGTATCGTGCGCTTCCAGTTGCTACGGGGTTAATGTCTGTAGCTATGTGTGTTCCTGCTTTTGCGGCTGATTCGTCTGGGTCTGTAACTGCCGCTGACTGGGCACCTGTGATTACGAACCTTACCGCTCAGATTTCCGTAAGTACCATTATTGCGGCTCTTGCCACATTTATGGCTGCTGGTATTGGTCTGGTCTTCATGTGGTGGGGATTACGTAAGGCTGTCAGAACCATTATGGCCGCTTTCCGTAAGGGAAAATTATCTGTGTAGTACTCTCCTGTCGGGGTTTAAAAGCCCCGACATTTTTTTAACAAGGCGGTGATTGTATGGAAACAAATTTATTAGATGGTAGTTTGAATCCGGTTAATATTGCACGTGTTATGAAGCATAATCATGACTTCTTAAAGTCTCACCCGAACTACTTTAAGCCTGAGGGACTTCTTATATTTTGTGGAGAGCAAGGTTCAGGAAAAACACTCTCCGCTGTTCAGTATGTGCGGAAATTATGTGATGAATACCCCCGTGCTATTCTCTGTACGAATGTTCAGATCGAGGGGCTTAATCCGGATACTCAGGTGATTGAATATGACGGCCTTAACTGCTTAAAAAATATTGAAAACGGTTATTACGGTGTGATCTATCTGATCGATGAAATTCATCTGGAGTTTAACTCTTTAGAGTCGAAAAACATTGATATCGAGGTTATGGTCGAGGTTTCTCAGCAGAGGAAACAACGAAAGCATATCATAGGTACAAGTCAGGTTTATGGCCGTCTTGCAAAACCGTTTCGGGAGCAGATTCGCAACGTAGTATTGTGTGCAAACTTCTGTAAGATTTTGCAGATTAATACACTGATTGACGGTTCGAAATCGACTGAAAAAGATGGCCATTTAGTCACGGATACGGTTAAGAAATTTTACTGGTTCCATAACCCTGATCTGTATGACAGCTATGATACTTATGCAAAGATGAAGCGTTATAAAAAAGAATGGAACGGGAGGAAATTAAGCTGATGAAAGAAGCGATTGAACTGTTTGCAGTTGTTGTAGGTTATGCGGCTCCCTATGCGGTTGTATTTGCGTTAGGTCAGCGGCTTGTAAATCTGTTTATCGGTATGGCCTTTAAGGGGCGGATTGACTTATGAGGAGGTTAAGTTATGTTGTATTATTTAGTCTGGTTCTTCTTGTTATGGGGTGTACTCCGGTGTTTGCGGCTGACTATGAAGTGTATATTCCGGATTCTTCCGAAACTCCGGACAGCGTTCCGTCTCCGGTTTCCGGTGAAATAAGTGATATCGATTTTGAAACATGGCAGGAAATGCTTGCGTCTCCTTCTGATGCGACGCCCTCTTCTGCCACTTATAATTCTTATAATATACAGGTAATGTCTTCTTATTCCGGTGTCTATGACGGTTCGGTTTCTACCAGTGTTCTGACTTACTTTAGAGGTATGGTAGAGAAGTTACCGCCTGATTCTCATTATGTCCTGTTCCGCCAGTCTCAATACATATACCGGCTTGTTTATGGAAAAGAATTAGAGTGTATCGGGAACCGTTTTACTGGTACGGATATGATGTACGTTACCTATGATACCCGAGATTATGTCCTGTCTTCCGGTAATGAGGGAACGTTTAGTTTAAATACCGGAAACTATATCGTTTATTCAGATATCGGTGACATATACCCTGTACTCGTTGAGGGGGTGAAAAATTATGAATTTAAAGCGCTTCTGTTCCTTTGTACTATGTATCTGTTATTTGTCATTGTCCGCAGCTTCTTTAACGTGGGCGGATACCGCATCTGACAGTAATGCGGATTATGAAGTTATGACTTTGGCCGCCGCTCAGGCTTCACCACTGACAGCTAATGTGAATGGTTCATGGATAACTTTAAACTATGGTGACTCTTCCCAGTCATGGGTCACTGTTCCTGCTAACTGTATACAGATTGCGTGGGCGTCGCGGCCTGATTCTCTGGGGGATTACCGTATTTTAAAACTCGATCCTGACGGGAATGACATGCGTTTTTCCAACTGTTTTGTGCGTTTAATTGATGCACAGACCATTTATGTAAATGACGATTTTTTCTCACATTTATGTGATGATGGTTCTTACTATTTTTCGGCTTATTCATCGGTTGAAAGTACAATTCATTTCGACATTTCTTCCGGTGCGGCTTTTCGTTTGTATTTAAATTCTTTCTTTCCTACTGCCAGTAATTTTCAGCCGGTTTCTGTTGGTGGTGTTTATACTTCTGCCGATAAACCGTTTACCATGAAGACTGCAAAAATAGATTCCCGTTCCGTTTATCCTTATTCGATGATTTATCATAGCGGACAATGGTATAATTATTACTTTCCGTCGGGCGGTATTCTGAAAAAAGGATATGAATATTCTTTTATGTTCTATGCAGGTAATAATAAATATGGCGGAATGTTACGTCTTGTTTCTGACCCGACGTATCTTGCTGTTGGTGTACGTTCTGGAAATTATATGACCTTTACCTTTACGCCCAGTCGGAATATTAGAACGGAGGAATTACAGTTTTTTATTGACAAACAGACTGCACGTGTGGAAACAGTTCCTTTTTATTATGTGTCTTCCTCTTCCACTTACATTCCGGTTTCTGATACGGGGCAACAGGGGCAGGTAACTGCCGCCAATACTACGGTTATTAAGAATGTAGTTACGAATATCAGTAACACAGTATCCAATATCAGTAACCAGATAACCAACACGACGAATACGATTACGAATACCATTACCAACACAACGAATCAGATAAAAGAAGCGGTGAATCAGTCGGCTAATCAGATATCGCAGACGGTTACTAATACGTCAAATCAAATCAAAGATTCTGTGAATCAATCGGCTGAGAAAATATCTCAAACCGTGACGAATAAAGTCAATGAGGTGAACGGTACAATTAACAGTGTAGGTAAGGAAACGCAGAAGAAAATAGACGATATGCAAAAGGCCGTTGTTGATAAACTGGAGGATACAAAGAAGGGAATTATCACAGGAATTATTGACGGTCTGAAATCGCTTTTTATACCTTCTGATGATTTCTTTAAGAAGTGGTTTGATGATATGTATGCTTTCTTTGATGAACGTTTAGGCTTTCTTATGTTGCCTGTTGATCTGCTTGTAAATCTGATTGATATGGTTGTTTCTGCCGATTCATCGAATGCAGGTATTCCTTTCCCTGAAATTCAATGGGAAGGCACTGTATTGATTCCTGCTCAGACTGTTAAAATAGAAATATTTGATACTGAATTTGGTAAAGATTTGCAGGATAAACTTTACTTTGTTGGTAACGTCATTATGATTGGTGCATTGCTTTCATTGATGTACCGTAAGTTTGAGGAGGTGTTGCGTTCATGATCTTAGAATCCGTTTTAAATCTTGTAGGCGGGCTGATAAAGCTTGTATTCGGGTGGATAAATCTGCCTGACATGCCCTCTTCCGTCACGTCTGTTATAGATGAATTGTTTGGTTATATAAAGGGTTCCATGGGGCTTTTAGGTGTCTTTGTTGATCTCAATATGGTTAAGGTTTTACTGCCTGTGTTGCTGATCGTGATTAACTTTGAGCATGTCTGGAAGTTTACTATGTTCATTGTCAGGAAAATACCGTTCTTAGGTATTGAATAGAATGTCATGCCATCGGCGCAAGCGGCCAGACCGCGCGCCGTGGCTGTCTTTATGGAGGTGATCTGTTGACTGAACATGAAGTAGAGTTTATGGAACTGCTTTCCCACTTAACAACGCTTGCAAATATTTTTTGCGAACATGCAAAGGATACGCCAAATTTAGATACCGATTTGCTAAATCAATTTGTTATTTTAAATGATTATGTTCAGCGTATAAATGAGGTGTTGACTTGCTTCATAGATTAATGAATTTTACTCTCCTGCTTTCATGTCTGCATCTATGAGGGCTTTAACATATCCACTCATGGCTTTATAACCTTGTTTTTCAAAATGTGCTTTAATAGCTTCATATTCATCTACTGGAATATAAACTTTTACGGTCTTATATGCCTGTTTATTATATTCTCTGTTATATTCTGTTTTATTATAATCGCTCATGGTTTACCCTCCATAGGCCTATGTGCACATTTCCCAATAGCATAGGCCTATGTTTGGCTATTTTGTCAATTGAACCATAGGCCTATGTGTGTTATACTTTAGTTACAAGGTAAGTATATCAAATGGTTCAGGGAAAAGAAAGGGGAAATTGAAATGACAAAAAAGGAAAAAGAGGTTTTTTCGCGTTATAAGGATTCTGCTTGCAACAAAATGGTTAATGCTTTTACTTCTGGAAATCCAGAAGAAATTTCTAAAGCTTCATCTGAATTCATTCTTTTAACTGGTCTTTGGAATGAACTTAATGGAATTAGTGAGGTGGGGGCGTAAGCCCTCTCCCCTTTAAAGCTACTACCTGACTGTATATGCGTAGAAAACCCATGAAAAATAAGAGAGATGGTTGCGGGTTGGAGGATAAGCCATTACGACTTAATCAGGTAACGGTCACAAGTCCGTGCAAATGCTGAGTGGAGGGTTAAGAAGGAAACTCACTATCTGTATATGTCAAGCTTCACTGAAGGCCAAAGCCTTATAGAAAAACTCACTGTATGGATATGTTCTTGTTCAAGCTGTTTGTTATGACGGTATTCTATCGAGAAATCCGCCGCTGTCGTGTCGGTCTTTATGGCCTTACATCTGCAAATATGTGTGGGTGTCTGGCACATTGACAATAAAATATAGAAGGAGAAAAAAAGATGAAAGTTAAAATTTTAGGTATTCAGAACGTTGATTACGTAAGCAGGAAAACAGGGAATCCGGTAGTAGGGGTAACCTTACATACCTCTTTTTCTGATGCCCAAACACTGGGAACGGCGGTTGATAAGATTTTTATCTCTGATAATCTGCATCTTCCCTGTATTAAAGATCTGGCGATTGGTCAGACCGTTGATATCGAGTATAATAACCGTGGCTTTGTATGCGGCTGTGAAATAGTCGGTAAGTAGTGATGGCCGATTCCCCTGTATTTCCCTGTTTACCGTCCCCTCCGGTCTCTCACGCGTAAGCCCGTACCTGTGGGCGGAATGTGGGGGCATCGCCGGGGGGCCCACATTCACGGCGTTATCGTGGGTGAGGAAGTTCCGGTATAGTATTACCCGGAACTTCTGTCGCAAGCACCAACAAACCTTTTAAAACCGGGGCTTGTCAGTCCGCGACAGCACATTGTCACTTCTGTCGCCGTCGCAAAAATCAAACAAAGGGGAAATAAGCATGGGTGAAAATGTAAAAGACAGCCAGTCACGTAAATGGCAGTTGACAATTAACAATCCCGTTGAAAAGGGATTTACGCATGAGAAGTTAAACAGTATTCTTGCTTCCATGTCCTCGGTGATCTACTACTGCATGGCCGATGAAATAGGCGAGAATCAGACGTATCATACACACGTTTTTCTGTGTGGCCGTTCCGGTATCCGTTTTTCAACTCTTAAGAAACAGTTTGAGGGTGCACACTTTGAAATGGCAAAAGGAACCGCCGAACAGAATATGCAGTACGTTTCCAAAACTGGTAAATGGCTGAATGACCGGAAACATGAAACGTGCATAGACGGAACCTTTGAGGAATACGGGGAAATGCCGATTGAAAGGCAGGGTAAAAGAAACGATTTGGACGATTTGTATGGAATGATTAAAGACGGCCTGTCAAACTATGAGATCATGGAGCAAATGCCCGAGGCAATGCTTAATCTCGATAAAATTGAAATAACACGCCAGACGCTTATACAGGAAAAGTATAAAAATCAGTGGCGTGACGTACAGGTGGAATACATATACGGCGATACTGGTTCAGGAAAGACCCGTTCGATCATGGAGCAATACGGTTATTCAAACGTCTTCCGTGTAACAGATTATCTCCACCCGTTCGATGGTTATAAGAATCAGGATGTTGTAATATTTGAGGAGTTCCGCTCTTCTATCCGGTTCACCGAAATGCTTACACTGATCGAGGGTTATCCGGTAGAACTGCCGTGTCGATATGCAAATAAATATGCCTGTTACACTAAGGTTTATATCATCACCAATGTTCCGTTATCGAAACAGTATCCGGCTGTCCAGTTAGACGAATCTGTCAGTTGGTTAGCGTTTTTAAGACGTATTCATAAGGTTAAAAAGTATACTTATGAGGGTATTCTGGAAAGCCACATTGAA